CGTCCAACCCTGCTCCTTGAGTTGGTCAATGAGTCGACTCGCTTTCTCCTCACCATGATGACACATCATCCGAACACCAGCATCCACCTTCATCTGCATGATCTCCTGATCACCAGCATTCCTGCGCTTTCCCCACAGGAGTTCCCGGCCGATGACTTTTAACGGCAGAGGCGACGCAACAAACCCCTCTCGCACCACAAACGGGCTCTTGAGAAAGGTTAGTTCGGAAAAATCCTCACTCTCGTTCAGTTCTCCACTCTCCTTCTGGGCTCCTGTAATAGTGTAACCCATGAGGCTCAACACGTTCGCGCAACTCCGACGATTGTAATAGTGCAACACCTCATTAGACGCGGTCACAATGACATCATCTCCATAAGTCAGACACCTTACTGACTCAGTGAACGTTTGTATGGATCTGGGTATCGCCATGAGTTTCTGCGAAACCAAGAAGCACACAAGCATGTTATACCAATTCACTATAGAATTGAAAATGTCTGTGGCCGCATTGCCGGACTTGTTTCCTTGTATGGTCTGAACCACAAAATAACCAGTCACGACATAGGAGTGTGTTATACTGCGAACGAGTGCAGCTCGGGAGACTCGCTCTCCTCCTCTACTATAGAACTTATCCATCAACGCTAACACCACGTTGAAACCCTGGATAGTCTCTGTCCCATCAAAGTTACTATAGTCGACGTCGAAACCTCGCTCTCCAACTTCGTAGAACCGCTTACGCATGGCTCCCCAAACCACGTCTTTATCACAACCTATAGCATGACACATCTTGAAACCCATGTGTTTCTTCATATAGGCAATGAACCGACCGCACTTTTTCCTTTGCAGGAGTGTGTGCGTTAGTTCGGGAGCCACAAAGACCCGCACCTTACCTCGGCGGACCTTGTCAGTGAGCAGCAGTTCATCTTTATTAACCGCCACCCACAATACATGTGGTTCCTCTCCTCGGAGAATTCGCGCCTCTTCAGTGCGATAGTGCACCATGAATGGCACCTTCAAGTGGGGAATTTCCTTTGTGTACGCAGCCTCTGAAAACTTGTACTTAATAGGTTCTCCCTCCACTTGCGGTAACTCGTCGAACAGCTCGCTCTTTCCCTTAGCGTACGCATACGACAAGAAACCTGGTGATGTGTCCATCACAATGGGCGAGTAGTCTGCACTTCCGTTGATGACTTCGTCTTCCGTCAAGTCAAAATCCTGTCCTTCATACTCGTCAACCCGAGACTGCATGTACGTCAACACTTGCTCATGTAACCCCACTGGCACTGTCATTTGCGCCTGCGGTTCAAACTTGATCATGTTACCATACAGGGTGTGCTCTCCCCCGACAAAGCCTGTAACGGCTGGGGAGTACTCATCCTCCCAGTCTCCCGGATTCTTCAAGTCAGTCCTGTCAAAGGCTGTCTTCGTCGGCAAATATCTAACAAGCTTCACGTCATTCCACGTCCCTTTATGCACGTCCGACGTACCTGCTACCAATGAACGACCAAACTGGTCGTCTAACTCCAC